AGGTCGAATAAATAATGGAAAAATCCTACCGGGCAGAAAGGCATGATGTAGTTAGAAAAAAACAAAAAGAAAATAATGCAAGCGTTCACCATCCGGCAGAGAAAATAAGGCAGATAAGATTGATATTAGATGGCAAGAAAAATTTTAAGGTGCTGGAATTATTTGCCGGCCATGGTAACCTAACGGAAATCTATAAGGAATATGGGACTGTTGAATGCTTTGATAAAAAGATTAATTCAAAAGATAGTTATAGGGAATTTCATAGACTAATCGCTGATAAGAAAATATATAACATAATAGACCTTGACCCTTATGGTTTCCCAAATAGGTTCTTCCCAGATATATTTTTATTAATTGATGATGGGTATTTATTTCTTACTATGCCAAAGCCTTATGTGAATATTTTAAATGGCATTACAAGGCAGCACTTAACTTGTTACTATGGCGAATACAATCCGGGATTAGAAACGATAAAAGAACGAATAAAATTATATGGACTGTGCCATTGGAGAGAGTTAATCTTCCTAGACATTACGGACTTAGGAAGACTATGGAGAATGGCAATCCGGGTTAATAAAGTCAAGGCAACCATTTATACAAACACAAAAAATAGATAGGGTGTGATGTTTATGGCAGGCAGGGGAGCAATCGAAAAAATAGACCGAAAAACAATAGACGAAATTGTTCTCATGGTTAAGATGGGAAACTATCTGGAAACAGCAGCAGCCTATGCAGGCATCCATAAGGCAACTTTATATAGATGGCTTAAGAGGGGTCGAGAAGAAAAAGAACGTATTGATAATTCAAGTAACAAAGCCAGTAAAATCCGAAAGAGCGAGGAATTATATGTTGATTTATGCGACTCAGTAGAAAAGGCTCTAGCCGAAGCAGAAATAAGGGATGTGCAGATAATTTATAATGCTTGCAAGACAGACTGGAAAGCATCCGCATGGAGATTAGAAAGAAAATATCCAGAACGGTGGGGGCATAAAGAACAACATGAAATTACCGGGAAAGATGGTGGAGCTGTTGAAGTTGAAGTAGCAAGAAACAAACTTATTAAAAAACTTACCAACATAAGAGATTGTGAGCCAAATGAGGACACAAAAGGCGATGATGCGATATGAGTATAGCCATACTCAAAAAAGAATTAAAAAAAAGACCAAGAGATGAAATTATAAGGGCTGTAAGTGAACTGAGTTATGAAGAAATTGTTAGCATTCTTTATGATTGGGATTTTTGGGCGAGAAATAACCAAATACAACCTCCGGGAAATTGGATTACATGGATGATCCTGGCAGGCAGAGGATGGGGAAAAACCAGAACAGGAGCTGAATGGATTAGAAACAGAGTAGAAAAAGAGGGGGCAAGAAGAATCGCAATCATAGCACCCACAGCAGCTGATGCAAGGGATGTAATGATTGAGGGGGAATCCGGATTATTAAATATCTTCCCGGAAAACCAAAAACCAATCTATGAACCATCAAAGCGCAGGATAACATTTCACAACGGAGCAATCGCAACAACCTACTCCGCAGATGAACCAGAAAGGCTTCGAGGTCCTAATCATGACACTGCATGGTGTGATGAGCTTTGTTCATGGAGATACCCTGCAGCTTACGATATGTTAATGTTCGGATTGCGACTTGGAGAACCAAAAGCAATCATAACAACTACTCCAAAACCAACAAAGTTATTAAAAGAAATTATTTCTAACAAAAGTACAGTAATTACAAGGGGGACAACATACGATAATAGAGAGAATTTAGCAGCTGCTTTTTTTGACAGAGTTATCAGTAAGTATGAGGGAACAAGGCTAGGAAGACAGGAGTTAAATGCAGAGATACTGGAAGATACACAGGGAGCATTGTGGACTAGAAAAATCATAGACGATAATAGAGTGTTTGAACTTCCTATACTCCAGCGAATTGTTGTAGGGGTTGACCCGGCAGCATCAACAAATGAAAGTTCCAATGAAACAGGAATTATTATAGGCGGTATCGGTCTGGATGGAGAGGGATATATCCTAGATGATGTTAGTTTAAAAGGTTCACCAGCAGAATGGGCAACAAATGCGATTAAGGCATATCACAATTGGAAAGCAGATAAAGTAGTGGCAGAAAATAATAATGGTGGTGACATGGTCAAGTTTACGCTCAATACGATAGACAAGACTGTTCCAGTTCGGATGGTTCACGCAGCCAGAGGAAAAGCAACCAGAGCCGAACCCATCAGTGCATTATATGAACAGGGGAAAATTCATCATGTGGGTTGTTTAGGTACACTAGAAGACCAAATGACAACGTGGGTTCCTAGCATCGGTGAATCGCCAGATAGAATCGATGCGCTAGTTTGGGCTATGTGGGAACTTATGATAGATGGCAGCAAGACAGTTAAAAAAGTAAAACCCGGTAGCATAACATCGGTTTCATCATGGAACCCATAAAGAGAGGTGAATAGATTGCCACAAAATATAAAAATTTCACTTGCGACAAGCGAATTAGGTAGAACAGGGTTGGAAGAGTTTGGTGGGTTTATTTATGAAGAATTTCTTCCACAACTCCAAGGAACAAAAGGAATTAAAGTATTCCGGGAAATGAGTGATAATGACCCGGTCATTGGTGCGATTCTTTTTGCTATTGAAATGCTTATTCGTCAAGTTGATTGGAGAGTAGAACCAACAGGGACATCAAAAGAAGAAGTTGAGATGGCAGACTTCTTAGAATCGAATATGAACGATATGAGCGAAACATGGCAAGATACCATATCCGAGATATTATCAATGCTGACATTCGGATGGAGCTTCCATGAGATTGTTTATAAGCGCAGACTTGGGATGCAGATTGACCCGGATACTTCATCAAAATATAACGATGGAAAGATTGGATGGGCGAAGTTACCTATACGTTCTCAGGAGTCATTATGGGCATGGATATTTTCAGATAATGGTGACCTACTTGCGATGGAGCAGCAACCTCCACCAGACTATAGAATTCGTAGGATACCGATGGAGAAAGCTCTTCTTTTTAGGACAAAAGTAAGAAAAGGCAATCCAGAGGGTCGGTCAATCCTAAGGAATGCTTATAGACCTTGGTACTTTAAAAAGAACATAGAAACAATAGAGGGGATAGGACTTGAAAGGGACTTAGCAGGACTTCCGATTGCGTGGGTTCCTCCAGAACTATTAGACCCGAATGCAAGTTCAGAAGACAGAGCTGTACTAACCGAGATAAAAAAAATAGTTAGAAATGTACGCAGGGATGAACAAGAGGGTATTGTTTATCCCTTGGCTTATGATGAAAACAATAATAAACTTTACGATTTAACATTACTATCAACCGGGGGAAGAAGACAATTTGATACCAGCGCAATCATCCAAAGATACGATTCGAGAATTGCCATGACTGTTCTAGCTGACTTTATTTTATTAGGGCATGAAAAGGTCGGGAGCTTTGCGCTAAGTTCCGATAAGACCAACTTATTTAGTGTGGCTTTAGGAGCATGGATGGACAGCATATGTCAGATATTCAATCGAAAAGCAGTAGCGCAGCTCTTCTCATTGAACGGATACAGTACAGACAACCTACCAAAGATTATCCATGGTGACATTGAAAGCATACCTCTTTCCGAACTTGGAGAATACATAAGCAAATTATCCGGGGCAGGGTATCCGTTATTCCCGAATAAAGACCTTGAAGATGAACTTCTTAGAATGGCAGGACTGCCAATAAATAGTGGGGGTGAAGCATGAAAGAAATATCCATGAAAAATTTAGAAAGTTGTTTTGCAAAAGCGATTAATACCGGGTCACAATTCGTGGCTGTTCTGGTGAGAATGGAAAGTTTACCGCAGCCAGAAATTATTGTTAATCCTGCAGAGAACATAAAAGCAAAACTGGAATATTACAAGAATGCATATAACGATGATTTGACACTCAAAAGTTATAACAGAATTCATATTTCGGATTTTGCTTATGGGAATTCTCTTGATGAAATTAAGACAAAACTGGCAGGAGGAAAATAAGTGACATGATGGATTTTAGCGAAGCCTTGAAAGAATTAAAAAATGGCGAACGTGTAGCTAGAGTCGGATGGAACGGAAAAAATATGTTCATCTATATGGTCAAGGGGACTTATATAGATGAAGATTTTTTACATGAGGAAGCCAGTAAATTTAATGTGGCGGTTAAAGGATTTGCAAAGTTTAATGCTCATATCGATATGAAGACAGCCGATGGTTCTGTTTGTGTAGGGTGGCTTGCAAGTCAAATAGATTTATTGGCAGATGACTGGGTTGTTGTAGACAACCATAGAAATTTAGAATAATTACAGGAGGTTCTATGAAA